AAATCGAAGCAATGCGCAAGGAATTCAACATAGCACCACAGCGGACTTTCTTGGATGTCGGCTACCAACGCGCCAGGGTTTTGGCAGAGTGCGGGCGCTACGGATGGATGGGGATGAGAGGCGAAGACACCACCGACTATGCGCACAGCATAAATGGGCACACCGTGCGCCGCATGTTTTCAAAGCCGACACGCGTCAGCGCCACAGGGCGCACGGCGCCGCCGGTGTTTCGCTGGAGCAATCCAACAACCAAAGACGTATTGCAGTTGCTCAAAAGCGGCAAATCGCATCCTTGGGAAGTTTGCGACCTGGGCGAAATGGCCGACGAATACGCCAAGCAAATTGACAGCGAGCGGAAGAAAGAAGTTTTGGACAAGCACGGCAGAACGACTTTGCGCTGGGTTTCATTTCGCGCAAATCACGGCTGGGACTGCGAGCTAATGCAAGTTGTAGCTGCGAGTATTGCGAAACTATTTAGCACTGCAGAATAATAAAAACATAAACCACAAAAGCAAGGGCGGCAGCGATTAATCGTTGCCGCTTTTTTATTTGTGCATGTTGCTTTTACACATTTTGCCCATATCTACAGATGGCAAGCGACATCACCGCATTTCTAAATTTGCAAACCGATGGCTACCTTTTGACCTTAAAGGAAAGGGTAGCCGATGCTATTTTGGCGGGCAGTGTCACTGTCTCTTTTAGCAACGCATCTCAAAGCGGGAGTATGCAGCTTGTCATGCCAACCGACGAACTAGCCGCACAATTAACCACGGTACTGATTGCTAAAGGGCTAGCCAACGGCGCCACTAAACCCACAAGAATGACTTTTGCAAGGTTTGCGCGATGAGCCAAATTGTAGACCACAACGGCAGACCAATTGTTGCGGCGCCACAACCGCGCAAACGCGCAACCATTAACGGCCATTATCGAGGCACCGAATCAAACCGCTTCCGCACTTCGCTGCCATACATTGCAGCCGACATAAATCAAACGCTTAACCGAGGAACACGCCGCCGATTGATGGCGTTCTCGCGTTGGCTGTATGCAAATCATGGAATGGTCAGGGGCGCGGTGAATGACGTTGCACGATACGCACTAGGCACAGGATTAACACCACAAAGCCAAAGCGCCGAAGCGAAAGCATACGAAGACTACTTCGCCGAATGGAGCAAGGTTTGTGATGTTGCGGGCCAATTCACATTTGCCCAAATGCAGCGCATGGCATCCATACGCATGGACGTGGACGGTGACATAGGATTTTTAATGATTGGCAGGCAAGACGCGTTTCCGCAATTGCAATTAATTGAATCTCACAACATCGCCAGCGAATCGCTCAAATACAACGAGGCAGGGCATGACGGCGTAATGGTTAGCCCAAGTGGAAAACCGACAGCCTACAACGTCAAGAGCGGTGATGAGTTTCGCAGCATTTCAGCAAACAATTTTATTCTGGTTTATGACCCCGACCGCGTTGCCCAATTGCGCGGCGTTTCGGCACTAGCGCACGCAATCGACCACGTTCGCGATGCGACCGACATACTCGAATTCGAAAAGGTTGGCGTCAAAATGAACAGCGCCATCGGTATGGCCATCACTACGCAGGGCGGCATTGCAGACGATGGCAGCAGCTTAATCGAGGACGGATATAGTGCCGCCGATACGGGCACCGTGGCATGGGATACATTCCAGCCAGGCATGGTTCCACGCTTGAAAATTGGCGAATCAATCGAGAGTTTCGCGAGCAACAAACCAAGCGCCGCCTTTGCAGGGTTTTTGGAATATCTTTTGCGCGACGTGGCTTTAGGGCTTGGCGTTCCTTACGAATTTATAGTGGAACCCAGCAAACAAGGGACCGCTTCACGGTTCATTTTAGAAAAAGCAGCACGCAGATTCGAAGAGCGCCAAGCTCTCATAACTAGCAGATTTTGCAATCGCGTTTGGGGATGGGTTATTGCGCGAGGCATCAAGCGTGGCGACCTGCCAGCGTCTTCCGATTGGTGGCGCGTTAATTGGCAAGCACCAAAGAAAATCACGGTTGACCTTGGCCGCGAATCCAAAGCTAACCAGGACGCAATAAAGATGGGGCTCCGCACAATGCGCGAAGACACTGGCGAACGCGGACATGACTGGCAAGACATACGCAACCAAGTGGAGCGCGAAGCAAGCGACTTGCTGGAGCGGGCAAAGCGCTTGTCTGAAACCTACGAAATTAAAATGGACACCGCGTTGCATTTGTTGAGCCAGCGCACGCCAAACCCAGTTTTTGATAATGACAGCGAAACTGACGCATAAATTAAATAATGACGTTTGGGCCATTTTGCCCGACTACCACCGCGCGCTGGCAACGCAGTTAGACGAGCATGAATATACCGGCAACGGTTACGATTTGCCGCGCCCAGAAGAAGAAAGCGGCGTTGCTATTATCCACATACATGGCGCCGTTGGCAAAATGCTGACCGACTACGAGCGCATGTTTGGCATGACCGATTACGACGACATCGCCGCGCAGGTAGCAGACGCGGACGCAAACCCAAACATTAATGCCATATTGCTGCACATTGACTCCCCAGGCGGAACTATTACGGGGCTTCCTGAGTTGGCCGCGAAACTGCGCAACGTCAGCAAACCCTTGGTTGCATACACCGAAGGCACAGCCGCCAGCGCCGCCTATTGGATAGCAAGCCAAGCCGACAGTGTGCTTCTTAGCGAGAGCGCCGAAGTGGGGAGCGTTGGAGTTTACGTGGCGCTCCTAGACCAGACCGAATACCTGCGACAAATGGGGCTGAAAGTTAACGCAGTCAGCGCAGGAGAAAACAAGCTGGACTACGCCGACTTTAAACCATTGAGCGAGGAAGCGCGGGAAAGACTGCAAGCCAACGTCAACAAGTGGCACGAACGCTTTAAGTCAGAGATAAACAATAAACGCACCGTGCCGCAATCCAGCATGACCGGCCAAACCTACGAAGGAATGGAAGCGGTGGAAGCTGGACTTGCTGACGGTGTGGTTAACGATTTGAACGAAGTCATTGGCCTAATGGCAAATTTATAAACACATGAAAACAATACTCGATTTGGTAAAAGCGAACGTGGAGTTGTCTAACCTAGCTGGAAAGCTGGAGGAAGCAACTGCTGCGAACGAAACACTGCAAACCCGCATTGAAGAAGCAAGCGCTTCTCATGCAGAGGAAGTAGCCAAACTGGGCGCACAACACGCGCAGGACATCGAAAGCCTTGAGAGCAAAATCAAGGTTTTGGAGGAAGCAAATTTGCTTCTTGAGGAGCAGCAAAAGAGCGCCGACGAAAAGGCCGTAGAAATTGCGGCTAGCGTTGGCGTAGAAGCTCCACTTGAGGAAGCCACCGAAGACGAAGCACCGGCACTAAGCCTTGACGCACTATGGCAGCAATACAATGCCATAGAAGGCAAAGACGAACGCCGCGCTTTTTATCTAAAAAACATCAAAAACAAACAGTAAAAACATATGGCTAACACACTCAACGGCATTAATTTGGCCGCAGTAGCCGAGCAAAGTCTCGACTACTTATCTACACAATTTCATCCTTTGCGAGCATTTGCTCGTGATTTTTCTGATGAAATTTCTGGGCAGGGAGAAAGCGTGACCACTCGCGTGCCTTCCAGCATGACCGCATCTGACCTCTCCAGTGGCTACACTGCCAGCGATGTCACCAGCACAGCAAAGACCATCACCCTTAACAAATTCAAGGGTTACAGCATGGCCTTCACCGATATGGAAGTTTCAAAAAGTGGCAACTTTGATTGGCTGTCGTCTGTCTTCCTGGCACCCGCTTTGGAAGTCACACTGGACGCCGTGATGGATGACTTGCTGGCGTTGGTTCTCAACGCCAACTACAGCGCAAACGAAGTCATTACCGCTGCGAACTTTGACGCTGACGAAGTGGCCGATTTGGCCGCCGACTTGACGACTGCCAAAGTGCCAAAAAGCGAGCGTGCGCTTATTCTGCCTCCTAGCTACTACGCCAGCGTTCAGAAGGATGCCATCGTGCAAGATGCTTCCAGCTATGGCGCCGCATCGGCTGTGCAGGAAAACGCAGCTCAACGTGTCCACGGTTTCAGCCTCTACGAATACACCGGCATTCCAACTAACAGCGAAAACCTGGCAGCCATCGCGCTGCATCCTTCCGCTTTGTTGTTGGCCGCACGCACACCTGCCGCGCCTGCGGATGGTAGCGTAAACGTGCAAGACATTGTGGACCCTTCCACTGGGTTGCCTATCCAGTTGCGCACATTTTATGACAACGTGGCAGGCAAGCACTACTTGACAATGGGCGTTCTCTACGGTGTCGCCGTTGGTAATGGTGCCGCACTGAAGCGCATCAAATCCGCTTAAATAATATGAGCAACACACTGGCAGGAGTTACACTTGAGCAAGTCAGCGAGCAAACGCTTGATTTGTTAGGTGATAATTTTTGGATGTTCTCGCTGTTTGCACGCAATTTCAGCGACAGCATCCGAGAGCGCGGGGACCGCACAATAACCCGCGTTCCTGCCAGTGTTTCAGTGCTTGATTTGTCCAATGGCTATACCGCCAGCGATGTGACAAGCACCGAGATTGAAATTGCGCTTTCAAATTTCAAAGGCTTTTCAATGGCGTTCACGGAGTTTGAAATCTCCAAAGCAAAAAGCCCAACCATACTCGAACGCGTTTTTACGCGTCCAGCAATTGACGCTACAGCCAAAGCAGTGGCCGACGATTTACTTGCACTTGTTACGCCAACAAATTTCCCAACCAAACAAGTTCGCACCGCCGCCAATTTTGACTCAGACGACCTAGCAGATGCGGCGGCAACGATGACGACAAACAAAGTGCCGCGCGGCTTGCGGAGCTGCATGCTCAACCCGCAATACACTTCCAGCCTTTCAAAAGACGGGGCCATCGGGGTGGCAAGCGCCTTTGGCAATCCGCTTCCGATTCAGGAAAACGTCATTTCCACCGTTCACGGTTTTGGAATTTCCGAATATCAAGGCATCCCAACGGCAAACAATTTACAGGGCTTTTACGCGCACCCAAGCGCTTTGTGCATAGCAGCGCGACAGATTGCGAGACCGACTTATGGCGGCGCTGAAATACTGGACGTGATAGAGCCGCGCACAGGTTTGCCCATACAGTTTAGAAAATTTTTCAGCCCGCGCGAAGGTAAGTATTACATAACTTGCGGCATACTTTATGGAGTTGCAAAAGGGCTATCGAATTCACTCATTAGAATCACCGACATTTAAAAAACATGATTATTAAACCTTCATTTTGCGTCGGCATTGACGCCAGCGGAGCGCCTCACATTATTGCAATCGGAGACGCTGAGACATGCAAGCAAGCGTTCACTAACGAGCGCGAAAATCCCAGCGGAAAATATGTCAGCGCCGCCGTTTATCGTAAGCCGCCATACTGGAAACGCGCCGACATTGCCATTTTGGAAAAGCCCAAAAAGACCTCCAGCAAAAAAGGGTAGCACAAACGGGCGGCGCTTAGGTTTTTGGTTATCCTGGGCGCCGCCATTTCCCTATGGCAAACAACCGCATAATAAATCTGCGCAGTGGGTGGCTTTACGAAAAAGCAGACCACCAAACGCCAACCACGTTCACAACAGTGAGCGAGGGCTATACGTTTGCGGCTGGTGAAACCATTTTTAGGGTCACTGCTGACGCGGCGCAATACGGCGCGAGCGCATACACAGTGCAGCGCACGAACGAAAGCGGCGAGTGGGAGGACGCATACACAATAACGCTAAACGTCCCAGACGGAACCGGCACAACGCGCACCGATTGCTTCCACAGCGTTTCCCATAAAAACCCAGTGCCGCACACCCAATTCCAAAGCCGCTACACCATTGAAAAAGGCGCCGCTCATACGCGCCAAGCGTTCGAGCAGCAATTGGCATTGGAGAAAATCCAAGGCGTTACTTTTGATTATCAAGGAAACATTTTCAGAGGCATGTGGAGTGGCAACACTGAGACGCGCCAACTTGAAGACGGTGGTTTGCTTGAAGGCTATGACGTGACGCTGACCAGCTCGCGCCTTCAGTGGGTAAACGCATCAGTGCAACCAATAGTTGGCGCCACAATAGCCAACAATGGCAAGCGCTACAAAATTGAAAACATCGTAACGCTTGGAAGCGCTTTTGAATTTGGGCTGATGAAAAAGCAATGATTGCAGGCACAAAAACAACTTTTGAAATGGACATGTCGCACTTCAATAAAGTGCTTGAAAAATACAGCCATTTGACAAGTAAAAGCATGGTTGAAACAGTTAACCATCGCGCCGCAAATATCGTTTTTAAAGCAATTAAACACACGCCCAAAACAACACCATCGCAAGTGCGCACAGACATGCAAAACAGCGCGCGAATTGCGCCAAGGGCGCCGCTTGCCGCGATTCTTACCAACTATCACAGAGGGCAAAAAGGCAAACGTGGACTTACTGGGAGAGCCATGAAAAAAAGCGTGCAACGAGCTATTCGTTACAGGTCCAAGGGCACGAACTTTATGAAGGCCGCATGGTATGGCGCACTTGATGATTTAAAACCTTACACTGCGCGCATCAGAAGAACGCCAAGAAATAAGGCTGGTTTTACAACCAAGGGCAAAGCACGCGCCGAGCGAAACTTGAACACCAAAAAACCTTACGCCACCGTTGAGCACGGTGTTGCATTTGGCAGCGAAGTGAAGCCCGCAAAGCGCGCCTTGTCAAAAGCGTTGCGCGAAGAAGTGCGCGACATGGCCGCTTACATTCGAAAGAAAATGGGCGTTGACTGGAAAAGAACAAAGACCTTCCAATGAGCTACCGAAGCCAAGCAGAAGAAACTATTAAAGACTACCTCGAAGCGCTTGTTAGCGTTCCTGTTTACACAGGCACCAGCGACCAAGTGAAGGGAATGCCTTGTGTCGTTGTCGCATTTACGGGCGGCACAGAAAACCCGCCGCGCACTGGTAACATGGATTTGAGCGTAGAGATTAGCATTTCCAGCGAAGTAGGTGAGGAAGCGCAACCTGGCGCAATGGCGACACATGACGAAATTGTTGACGCCATCGAGGAAGCGATTATTTACGCCGATTTAATGGCCATTAATCAAACATCAACGGATTTGCACATTTTTGGAATCAACGAAATTTCAGGCATTGAGCGCGACACTGACGGAAGCATTTTGACAGAGCGCATTGCTTTCACAATGGCCGCAGCATTGGGCGACTTTTAACAATTAAACAGAAGCAAAACTATGGCAAAATTTACAAAAGGCACGCCGATAACTTTCGGCACACATGGACCGGTTACGGCAGGAAATGCAAACCCGAAGGGCGTTATTGCGCTTGAAATAATCGACGACAGCAGCGGCAGCGATACAACCCTTTTCAAAGGCGAAATGTATGCAAGTGAAATTCGATTGAGCTATGAAGCCGACACCAACCAGTCCACAAATGGGGACGGCGAGGTGGTCAGTCATTGCACATATAACCAACGAAAGGTTTTGAATTTAACGGGTGTCATACTTTCAAACAACTCCAGCAATTCTGTTCCTTCTGGAGAAGCAAGCACACTGGCAAAAGCAAACACTATGTTTGCCGCTCCATTTTATGCAGGGTGCAGGTTGCAAATTTCACACCATGAGTGGAGTGAAGTTAACTCTGATTTGACGCCGCCAACGACTGAAAACAACATAGGGACAGCGAGCGGCGGGCTTGGGAATTTCACAATAACTAGCGCCGAAAAAACGCGTTCCAGCGCTTCATACGCGGAGTGGAGCATTAGCGCCATAGAATATTTAAACATCGTCCACAGCGGAGGAAGCGACACCTCATCCAACTAATGACCAACATTTGGGCAGAAACTTGTGCGCCAGGCCACCATTACGTGGCAGGCGCTAAGTTGCGCCCATTGTCATTCGGTCACGCTCTGCTGATGGAGCGCATAGGGCTTAACGAGATACTAACGCCGCTTGAATTCCATTGCTTTATTGGTATTTGCTCGCGCACTTATGAGCAAGCCGTCAAATGGTTGGGCTGGTATTTATCGCCTGTTGGGCAATGGTACTACGCCAGAAAGCCAATGCCGCGCGACAAAAACGCGGCACTTGCGGAGGCGATGGAATACGCTTTGCAGGCTCAACAATTGCCCGAACTATTAGGCAGCGAAGATAGCGTTGAAGCCGGTGCGCGTTATGGTGCGCCGTTGCTGCAAATTATCCGCTCAACAGCTTTAGAGCATTTGAATTATCAACCCGACAAAATAAATGATGCTCCTTTTGGGCAATTGGTTTGGGATATATTGGCAAGAAACGAAATGCGGGGCGGGGCAAAAATTATACACGGCGAACTTGCAGCAGGATTAGCAGTTTTGCAGCAACTGCAACAAACACGAACGGAGGCGCAAACTTGAGCTTTTTAAATTTTAAACTTGGGCTAGACATCCGCGCATTCAACGCAGGCATAACCAAAGCACGCGCCAGCTTTAACAGTTGGAGCAAGGACGCCATAAAAGGCGTTGGTGGTCAAATCGCTGGCGCAATGGCTCTGGAAAATGTCGTTCGCAGCGTTGGCGGTCTTTACAGGGACGCCGCACAAATACAAAGGGAAGCGTTTGCGCTGGGGATTTCCACCGACGAATATCAGGCGCTAGGAAAACAAGCGCGTTTGGCTGGGGTTGATGTCCAGGATTTGGTCGATGCGATGAATGACTTAAACGTTCGCCAGTATGACGCCATCGACGGAAGCAAAGAGATGCAAAAAATCTTTGAGCGCTACGGTGTCACATTTGAGGATGGTGCAAAAAGCATTCGGCAACCAATGGACCTTTTCCGCGAGTTTGCCACGGGCATGGCAAAAAGCGGATTGTCACAAGGGCAAATTTTGCGCGACCTCGACGAAACCATGAGCGACACAGGCAAGCGTTTAGCGTTTGGAGTTATGCAAGGATTTTTCGAGAACTTGGACTTGAGTGGCGTCAGATACAAAGGCGAACAAATCGGGGAATTTGCTTCAGCTTATAGGGAACTGGAGCAGACAAAGGCCGACATTGCCGACTACAGCGTTTATGCGATGAAATACTGGTCAGACCTAATCGGCAGCGGATTGGGTTCATATATGGGCGCCGTAGCAACCGCACCGCAGGAACGACAGTCCGCTTTAATGCAGCGCAAGCTGGATGAACGACTAGCAGAACAAACCAAAACCTTGAAGTCGATTGACACCAACACCAAGCCGTTAATTTTCCGATGAGCCTACAATTTCGAGGAACAACAGCGCTAACCGTCGAAAACATCGAACGCAGTTACAGCGAAAGCAACGGATGGGAAAGCGTCTACCGCTACAAGGGGCAATGGGCAAGCATTGACGCGGCAAAAACTAATCCGGCTTACGTTGGCAACGCCTCGCGCGTTAACGTGCAACAAGAGCCTGGCGGCTACGGTGTGCTAGAGGTAACTTTCGCCAGTCTGGACAACAGCCTAGAGCAAACAACAACCGACACACCCGATACCGACAACTGGACATTTACTCCTTACAAGGTTCAAAAATACGTCTGGGAAGCGCCTTATTTCAACGTGCTAAATGACGCGCGAATAACAAGCGGAAGCAATTTGCCAGGGCACAAAAAGCGCTTACTGATGGCCGTTGAAGCATACAAGGCTACATCCCAATCAAATGCCTCCAGCAATGATTTTACAAACCCAAGCGAAGTCGCTGACTTTATCACTTACATTGACTCAGTGAGCGGTTTAAGTGCCTCACAAAAACAAGCAGCGCGTGACCTTTGCTGGATGCTGATAAACGATGTGGAAACCTACGAGGTGAGCAAATACAGCTTGCGGAATACGCGCATTGTTCCAGCCAACACCACGCTTGCAGTAAACCACATTTACACCGGTTACCAATGGACAACAAACAGAGTTGTTGATTTGATTTTAAGCCAAAAAGTAAGCGTCACAAAATATGCAATTTGCGGCGATTTGCTAACGCAATTTAGCGGCACCTATTGGCGCAAAGAAGCGCCAGTTATCAATGAGCTGACAGGCGGCAAATTTGAAATCGTGCAGGAGTTCACAAACTTTGACGATGGAGAGCTAAACTATTTATTGCACCCAATTTTTTCATGAGATTTCGACGATTAAGCCAGTTCTCGGTCCGCGGAATTTTAGATTCCATTCGCGCTTTGCAGGAAGCGGTTGAAGCGCTACAGCCGCAAAAATCAAGCGGCACGCTTATCGACTACAGTCCGCAGGGCGTAAACATTCGCGCGTCCAAACTAGCACGCACAAGTGGCGGCGGCGCAGCACCGACGACAGACCAGCCCGCGCGGTGGCAGTGAGAAAAATACACATTTTGAATATATATATTAGAAGGCTCTAGTTAGCACGAAACTAAATTTGGAGATATTATGGGAACAGAAAAATTCATCGCATTCAAAGAGGACGGCAGCGCATACAGACTCAAAGGGCGCATCCTGCGCTTTCTGGATAACGAACCAGTCAGCGAGGCCGACAAAACCAACATCAGAAGCACGCTATCGGTGCCAGCAAGCGCCGAAGGGTTGACGCCAGCAAACAACCTGAGCGACTTGGACAGCGCAGCCACAGCGCGAACAAATTTAAGCGTCAACTCCATTGACGAGGATGCACAGGCTAATGGCACGAAGGTCACGGCACCGTCGATGTATTTCAACGGGAGTTCTTATGTAGAGGTGGCTGATGATGACAAGCTCTCATTTACGGATGGTGCTGATGATTTGCCCTTCTCCGTTTCGGCTTGGGTGAAGATGGGGGATGCCACATCCTTCCCGATTGTAGCGAAATTCCCAACGACCGTAGCTCAGCGTGAGTGGACGTTTGGCACAACTGGGTCTGATTACTTTGAGCTTAATCTGCTGGACACTGCTGGTGGGTTTGAGTCGGCACGGACAACATCCACAGTCACGTCTTACGAGGGGCAGTGGACACACGTTTGCGCCACGTTTGAGGGAGCAGGTCCAAATTCTTCAAACTCATTTGCAAATGCCAGTTCTGGAATTTCTCTATATATTAACGGCGTCTCCCAAGCCGTTACTAGTGATGACAGTGGGACATATGTTGGGATGTCTAACACCGTTGGACCCGTTTATATTGGTCGAGCAGCTAACTCATATGCCAAAGGCTCCATCCGTGACTGCAAAATCTTCAACCGAGAACTCACATCCACCGAAATCGCCCAACTCGCCCGTGGCAACGATTTGGGATTTGCAGATGAGTGGGGTGGGGCTAACGGTGGTGCTTATGCCAGTGATTTCAGTGCCGGGGTTGATGGCTGGGTCGCCCTGAGTAACGTAACTTTGACTGGGAATGTGGACTCTATTGGGGGAGGTGTGAACGATAACTTGCGGCTTATCCCAAACACCACCAACGGGCTGCACTCAATGTATAAGAATGCGCTAACCGAGGGCAAACGGTTTAGGGTGTCATTTGATTATTACATTCCGGGTGCTGCTAACAGCAATATTGATGGATTTCGGGTTGTACTAGGGTCTGCCGGAGACGTTAGTAACGTGGTGTCAGCAACAACCGATTTGTGGACAAGCCACGAATTTGAGGGGGTTTGTGATACTGGTAGCGGGTTGCTTTTAATCTACGCCACAGACGGAGGTAATACCACGTTTCAGGACGCTGGTGGAGATGACACGATGTATATTCGCAATGTCAAAGTAACCGAAATCGGAACACTAGCAGACTTCCGCAGCGAACGCTACGACACCAGCACCAACAAGCTGTATGACATCTCAGACAATGCCTTTGTCGGCACAGGAACCAGTGTCAGCCTTACTGGTCGGGAAGTGCCTGTATATGAGACTGGAACGTGGACTCCTTCCATTACATTTGGTGGTGGGTCAACTGGAATCGGTTATTCTGCGCAGGAAGGTGTTTACACACGAATAGGTAATACGTGCTTTGTAGCTGGAGTGGTGACACTGTCATCCGTTGGCTCTGACACAGGGACGGCACGTTTGGCTGGTTTGCCATTCTTGAATCACAATATGACAGCGACAAGCTACGGTTCCTCATCCGTTGTCGCTTTTGATATGACCGGACTCACCTCTGTTGTAAATCTGCTGAACGAGGACAATCAGCCGAATGCTATTCTTTACGACTCCGGAGCAACGGGTGGGACTGCTGTGACTAACGGCAACTTCACATCGACGAGCAGTTTGAGGTTTTCGATGACCTACCAAATTCAATAAAATACTATGGACCCAAAAATCACATATCTACGAGGCCAGATAGCTGGCATTGACGCACAGCTAGCTGCCGACAACGGCAAATCCACAGTCCTCCAACTGCTCGGCAAAGCGAAGGCATTGCTGTCAGCTCGGGAGTCATTAAGCGAACCAGTCAACCGTGCCAACACGGAAGTTCTGCTTATGCAGGTGTCCGGTGCGGTCGCTGCATACAATGCGGCAAATCAAGTCACGATGGATTCGGTTGATGACATTCTGGCTGGCTTCGACGCTGCTGTTGTGCCTGCGGATGATGCTGCACCTGCCGAATAATGCAAAACGGGTGGGCAGAAAACTTGAAGGTGTCGCTTGTCGGGGCGGTGGGTTTCACCGTCACCGGCAGCACACTAGACGAATGGTTGAGGCTTGGCATCGCCTTTGCAACTTTGATTTACATGGGCTTTAAGGCTGCAAGTGCGGCGCGTGATTATTTTAAAAACGAAAATGAAAAAGTGGATTGAATTGGTATTTTTATGCACGGCAATTATTACATTGAGCGGATGCAGCACGCTAGAAAAAGCAACAGGCTGGGCGCTTGAGCAGGACGTGCAAACGCAAATAGTGGACGGCAAAGAAATAACGTCAACGAATTGGGTAGTGCGCCCATCCGTTGAAAACGGTTTGCGCATTACTGGCAGCATAATACCTGGCGCTGGCGGCTTTTTAAGCGAGGGCATTATTGCCGCTTTGGCAGCGTTTGCCGCTTATCGCGGGCGCCAGTGGAAAAAGGCAGCAGTGGATGCGGTGGACGCTGGGCAACAATTCAAACGCGCACTGGACAAAACAAACGGCAAAGCAAAAATCGCTGACATTGTGAGCGGCTTAAAAACACAGCAAAAATCAAACGGCACTTTTGCGTTTATTAAAAGTATACTAGAAAAGATTTAATATGGCAGCCTCAGAAATTTCTACTTCACTCTTTCGAGACTTTTCCACAGCCACTTACGGCAACCAGGGACTGAACGCGACCGATGCGACAGAATACACTATTTTGACAAGCGGCAGCGGTAATGGTGTTAAGTTTCAGTTTTCGCAAGCGGGCTGGATGCTGCTTTATAATAGCAGCGGCGGAAGCATCACCTACACCGTCCTGCTGCCAGAGCCTTCGCAATACCAAACGTTGGGCGTCACATTTACCGACAAAACCATCACGGTTGCCGCTGGGCAAGTCCATTTGGTGAGCCTAGATAGCCGCTACAAACACGATGACGGCTTTATTTACGTGGAAACCAACACCAGCAGCGCCGCGCATTTGCAAGTGGTAAAACGCTACACAATCAGCTAAGGTGCGCTTATGGCGCTACAATACACACGCGCGGCGACAGTAGCCAAAGGCGCCGCGATAACATCGAGCCAATGGAATAAACTATGTGATGCTGTCAACGACCGCTTGCTTGGCGGCGTTGGCGACCCTACTTATCGCTTGCATTGGTTTTGGCATTCCCTGTTTCGCAACCTTCGACAAAACAATGGCCTCCTGTATGCTCCAGAGGACGAATGGTGGAAAATCTACGCGCATGTTCAGCCAGACGAGGCTACATTTCCAACAGCGAGCGCAGGAGACCCAGAGGGTGCATTTTTAGGCAACCCAATCGCCGGGTTTGTTTTTGGTAATAGCGACCAAGACATCAAAAGCGAAGCGGGGCGCTTGTCTTGGGATGGCGTCGATGAAACAGGAATCCTTTTGCACAACGTAGCAGGCGCACCCGCTAGCGATTCCGAAAAATGGGACATTGGACGCTACCAGCGCGGAGTTGTTGACGGCGCCAACACTAGCGACCTATCGCTCGCCAACGCTTTGCAAGCTGCGCGAGGTCATTTTACTTTTGGATTCTTCCGATGGTACCAACGCGCATACGGTGGTTTTTTGCCTAAGCCTGCATACCTTGGCCAATGCGCGGACATGCCAGACTTCCCAAGCTACGGCCTTAAATTTAAAAACACCACCACCAGCACAACAACCAGCTATTCCACTTGTCCAGGCGTTGCTGGCGCTGTTTTTTCATGGTGGCGCACTGCCAGAAACTACGTTTTGCTCAATTGGGATGGCACTATCACTTATTTACCAACGGACGAATATGTGGAAGGGCCATACGATGGCGAATTCGACGATGCATCGCTTGAGCATCCAAACGGCGAACAACTAGCACTAGCGCTTAACTATTTCATCGAGCCATTTCGAGGCACTGCCGCCGAGCAAGCGGCTAGCGGCTACAAAGTGCAGGACAAGGCTTTCGATTTTGAAGGATTTTTCACGCGGCAATATTACCTTGCCCCAGCATACGGTGAAGACGATGGCAGCGGCACAATCGAGGCGACCTATGAACGTTTCGAGTTTAACAACGCATACGGCCCTAACACATATGGAAGCCTGCCTGTTAGCGGCTTTCAATATTACAACATACATGCCGGTTTTGTTTTAGCTGGAGTTTTGGCTTTTCGCAAAGCAGGAAGCGGTGATAAGGAATTTGCAATTGAAGTGGACGGCAGCGAAATAGGGCGCCTGACAATTGCCAACGGGGACGACAGCGCGAGCCTTTGGTTTGAAGCGCCAGCAGGCGGTCAAGTCAAAGTCAAAACCATCACTGGCATGGGCGCCACCGATGAAACATATGTTGAGATTGCCGAGCTGCTGGAATACCTGCCAGAAAACGAAGACGCTTATTTAGTGCTACGTTGCGCCAGCGCCGACAACTCTACCAATGACGCGGAAGGCACCAGCACAACCCAGCCGAAAGATATTTCAGACGCATATTTTCGGCACGGCATGATTTATAACGGCAACCGTGAAGATGTGCAGGATGATACAGTTTCCCTCAACAAAAACCCAGTTTATCGGAGCGTTGCCGAAAAAGTGCGGGAGCGTTTGCGCATGGTGGACAGACATGGTTTAGTTGGCTATGAGGTGAGCAACAACAAAAGCATTTTGTATTTTAACCGTCGCGCTTTTGGGTTGTCGTATGCAGACCAATTTGAAGGCATCGGCCCATCACCTGACGTAGTGGTTAGCGGCGCCATACAATCAGGCGTTGAATACACAGTTACGGGCGGCACAAGCATTACCTACAACGGCGCCACCGTAGCGGCAGGCGCTCAGTTCACTGGCGTTTTTGGCGTTAAGACATACAGCAAAACAGCGGGCACAGAATCAGTCTTTGAATACGAGGGCATCCGCAACACAGCGCCCGAAGGCGGCTATGATAACAGGTGGAGTATGTTTATCCAGAGCATGAGCTACCAAGCAGCCAGCGGCAGCGCATACAAACCGGACGCATATACCGATATTATTGGATGGGGGCATGACAGGTGCGCTATGTTTTCCGATGACTGGACAAACATCGCAGGCGCTGGCACGCCGCCAGGTAAAGAAATTTTGCCATTTGTCACGCCTTATCCTGGCGCTTATTTGCAGCGCAGCGAAAACCCCACAGGCTACCGCTACCTACTAAACACACACGAACCACCGGACGCATACAGCTCGACGAGCAACCTGATTACAGCGGCCAACGGCGCAGACTGTGACACACTCCAAGAAGAAGGCGATTGCACAGGCGTTGAGGCACACTATAAAAGTTGCAAAGTTTACGAACCAGATTATCGCGTCGTCAGCGTGCGCGATGCAGGAAGCAACCAAGTGCGGGTAGAGCTTGACCGCCGCCTTGAATACAACGAAGACGCGCCAGGAACAATTGCGAACACAAGCACCAGCCGTAACACATACATCACAGCAGACAGCACAGGCGCCACCAATGGCGGCTACCGCACCCATGAAAACGCAGTTGTCGAATATTTGCGATACACTGTAGACGGTGGCGCAGATTGCGGGCAACGCATCGGAGACTTTGCACCAGACGCAGATGCAGGTAGCGGTTGGGACAGTAGCAGCATACAAGGCGCATGTATGCCGCGTTTTTATTTCACGCGCCTTATTCCAAAAGTCTACGAGGACGGCAACAACACATACCAAACCACTGACGCGCTCATGAGAAGCGACGAGATGACGTGGCTGGAGAGTGTCTTACGGGCTATTTGTAGCGGCTATATCGACGAAGCAAGCAGCAACGGGCAAAGACAGTATGTGGACAGCAACGGACGCACCCAGTGCTACGACAAGCGCCTGTATGATTATACTTTTGAAAACCTAATGGTGGCGGCCAATGGCAAACCGCATTTTCGAGAGTTGCCAACGACAGAACGCGCTGATGCTTTCAAAGGCTTTGGACCGCTTCCTGGAATGCTTGCGTACGCCGACCATTTCAATCAAATTGTCAATGCAGTCAACAAACTCAACCGCGCTCGCATTTATTTGCCGGTTGATTTCCAATACAAACATTACGACTACATCAGCCAGGAACCAATTGCAGTTAACAGCCAAACAACGCCCAATTGCAGCACGGGCGCTGTATGGGCAGACGGGCAAATTTTCGCGGCGTCATGGACGCTGACGAGCTATGATGCCAACTGGCGCACAAGCAGCTCACCAACAGCAAACGCGTATAAGCAATGCTACATCTCCGCAGACAGCAATGGCGACTGTGTGCTGGAATGCATACGCCGTGATGTGCATTATCGGTTCGGTTTGGTGATGTTTGCGCTGGAAAGCCTTCCCGATGACCTGCGGACGCTGGTAGAGACCAACACCAGCCTGGGCTTTTCCTGCATTGATGAGTATCAAGTTTATGACACCGAAAAAACGCAAACGGTGAGCGGCAGCGGCTACGGCGTTGACGGAGCAGCCAATGGAACAGAAGCCGATTATGTGCATGATAGCAATTACTGGGATTGGGACGAGGAACCCGAAGATTGGGAAGCTGAATGTGTGTTGAGCAGCGGCGGCGTTTTGGAGGCTGACAACCCACCAGCCAGCGATTACGTGGACACATATGACGGAGGCTTTTATCTTGGCGCTGGCAACAACCGCAACATAACAGCAAACAGCATTCAGGCGCTTGTGACGGTGCCCCTAGTATAATATGGCAAGCAACCCTTCAACGTTTATAGCGACCGCGAGCTTGGGCAAGGTGTTCCTTTTGTGGACTTCCAGCGCGGCAACCGAATACCGCATTTACCGCGCCACGGGCACTGGTGGCTATGTTTTAGTTTATACTGCCGACAGTAGCACGTTTTCACATGTTGATTACGTGCCCAACTATACCGTGAGCGGAGCGCTTCACGATTACGACTATAAGCTGGCAGCCTGGGATTCTGGCGGCGAGGCTTCAGGCGTTTTTGACAGCGTGACCATGCCAGCGCTAACGAGTGCGGACGTTAACTCTACAGGCGTTCTTGACAGTGAGTTAAGTACCGGTAACGTCAGCAACACCTACAGCAACAGCACAACAACCGCGACAATTAACGCGCATACCACAACCATATATGATGGAAGAGCAGGGGCAACAGGTGTCTATGACACGCCGCGCTAAGCTACGCCGACAGCGGATAGGTTTCAAAAAGCGCAAACCTGATGAGATGCCAGGCTTTTCCGCAATGGCTAAAAACCTGATTGAAAGCGCCAAAACTTTGGCGACCAAAGGCCTCAAAACAGCTAGCAAAGAGGAGCGGGAGCGGCGCTTGGCCATTTGCCGCGATTGCGAACACATTGAAAGCGCTAACACCAACCACGAACGCTGCCGCCAATGTGGCTGTGTTTTGGCGTTTAAGAGCGCTTTGGCAGCGCTTGGCTGCCCTCTTAAAAAGTGGTGATTTCCTAGAGCAAAAAATAAAGTCAAAAAAACTTGCTTGTTTGTATTGACAAACGAGAATGCACATGAGATATTGCATCCGTTGACAGCAACGTAAACCGAAAACGTAAAAACCATATGAAATACTTATACACAATCCATTATTTAGAATTCAGCGAATATCACAATGCCGATTTTGATTGTTCAGTCCGCGTCATTGATAAAAACGGCGAACTTGGAGAGCGAGCTTTGAAAAACAGGGTTGAAGACCAAGTTGGTTTTAGACCTGAGCGCATCACTAGAATTCAGTGTTCTTGTTTTGCAAACTAATCCTTCACACATCCAAGCATGAAGCACCTACTTTTTCTACTACTCACAACCGCGCCACTTCGCGCCGGCATTGTAGCTCTCACGCTACTAGCCGAAGCGCGCGGCGAAGGTAAAGATGGCATGGCAGCGGTGGCAGCGGTTATTAACCAGCGTGCAATTAACCGCAACATCAGCGCGGAAGCCGTTTGCCTACAGGCGCGGCAATTCAGTTGTTGGAACGGCAAAATTGAAGCGGACTTGCTGCACTTATACAACAGCAAAATGGCGCCCTGGGCGCTCTACCTTGAGCGCAACATAACAAAAATGAACCGCGCCAAAATTGGCAATGCAGACCACTATTTTGCCGACTACATCAAACCGCCCTACTGGGCACGCGGCAAAAAGCCGGTGGCACTAATTGGAAAACACAAATTTTACCGCTTAAAAAATGAGAATTGACTGCAACGATTGCGGAAACGAACTCCAAGTTAACACGGTGAGTTGGCCAGATTATATTGACGTAATGCCATGCCAGCATTGCATTGCTCGTGAAAAGGAAGAACTAATTGAAGACATCGAAAACGGTCGCATTACATTGGATGAAATCGGGAAATAAAAACGCGCTTAAAGGAGCTGCGCCATTAGACAACCACGTTCAAATTCGCTGCACAACCAGCCAAAAACAGCACTGGTGGAGCATGGCCAGAGCAATGGGTATGACGCTCACCGATTGGATAAAATACAAACTTAAACAAATTTAAGCCGCCAAAAATCTGCGAACACCTCATAATCCCACCGTGTTTCCCGCATCTAAAAATCCCACCGGCGGCGCACTTTCGCCCAGCGAGTGCTGGACCGAAAACAAAACAACAAAAAACAGCATTGTCTGAAATTTGACCCTGCGGGCAGTGCGAAAAACGACAGGGGCGGCGGCGCGTTGGATACAGACCGCCGCCCCACTTAAAAATGAAAATAAACCAACCAGAGCCAGATTGGGATTTCGACACGCACGACGACTGGACACACATTTCTATGGCAGAAATAAACCGCGCTTGTGATGCGTTTTTAGCAAGCCGAGGAGATTACAGCGGCGAGGAAGCGCGCCGACGATTTGCCAGAAACGCAATAAGTAAAAAACCAACCATGTAAAAATGAAATGCGAGAATTACACCTATTTGCAGGAGCAGGCGGAGGAATCCTTGGAGGAATGCTCCTTGGCCACACCACAGTTGCAGCAGTCGAAATTGAACCATACTGCCAAGAAGTTTTACGAGCTAGGCAGCGAGATGGAATCCTGCCAGAGTTCCCTGTCTACGGAAACATCAGGGAATTCGATGGAAGACCTTGGCGAGGCTCAGTTGACATTCTTTGCGGAGGATTCCCGTGCCAAGACATCAGTGCAGCGGGTAAAGGTGCAGGAATTACCGGCGCACGTTCAGGACTTTGGAAAGAGTATGCGCGACTTATTGGAGAAATTCGGCCTCAATTTGTCTTTGCCGAAAACTCGCCACTGCTTCGAACTCGGGGTCTTGGAGTTGTCCTCGAAGATTTGGCCGCGCTGGGGTATGATGCAAGGTGGGGAGTGCTGGGAGCTTGGCACGCTGGTGCGCCCCATAAAAGAGACAGGATGTGGGTCTTGGCCCACGCCCAGCGCGAACAAAACAACGGCGAGCGGCGAGCTAGTCAATGCAGACGGAAGCCCTTGGAATGGAAAGCAGAAACCGCACTCGAAGAAAACAGGCAAACCAGTGCAGACGGCTTTGATGGACAAAGTTATTCACACATGGCCAACTCCATGCAGAAGGGATTACAAGGGAACCAATGCACCGGAAGGGCTAACGCGAAAAGACGGCAAGAGCAGGCTAGACCAACTCCCCAATGCGGTAGCTTATGGTGGCACACAGACCCAGCAGAAGTGGCATTGGCCAACACCGGTTGCTCGGGGCGTTCATGGCTTATACGGGGGGAGCCGGCACTGGAACAAAATGAAACAGGCAGGGCACCACAGCATGTTGACGGGCCAACTGAACCCTTCGTGGGTCGAGTGGCTCATGGGGTGGCCCATCGGGTGGACCGACTTAAAGCGATTGGAAACGGACAGGTTCCGCAATGTGCAGCAATGGCATTCAAAATTTTATCGGAAGGGTTGAAATGACATTCCTTGAATGGTACTCACACTTTTGGCCCATTTGCATGCTCGCTGTTTATGCGATTGCGCTTATCCTGATTGTCGGAGGTAACACTGGGAGGCTTAAGTGACCGAAAGCGAACGTGCAGTCAAATACATCCAGACCTCCGGCCCAGCGATTTCCGGCAGCGCTGGACACAATCACACCTTGGCGCTTGCTTGTAACCTGTTCAAGCAATTCGACCTCACGCAAGCGGACGCTTTATATACAGCCCGCCGACGATTTGCCAGAAACGCAATAACAAAAAAACGTGAACAGTAAAAACAAAGGCAAAGTAGGGGAGCGCGAAATAGCGCAAATCCTGACGCACCAGGGCGGATGGGAAGCGCGGCGAACTGGATTCATGCAAAGCCAACAAAACCACGGAGCCGCAGATGTTGAATGCAAAGCGTTGCCCATTCATTGGGAGGTTAAGCGCACCGAAAAAGTCAGCCTGCACGATTGGATTGCGCAGGCCAAAGGCGGCGCCAAAGACGAAGAAATTCCAGTGATTGCTTGGCGAAAAAATAACGCGCCATGGTATGCAATTCTGCCGCTTGATGACCTAATAGAAATTTTGCAGTGCGCAGATTTGGAAGCGCTGAAAATCAGAAAAACGACAAAACAAAACAACAAATAAACTATGAACAGCATCACAGACAAAACAACCAACAACACACGTAAACTAACACCAAAAGGAACCCATGTGGCGCGTTGCGTCAGCATTGTTGACCTAGGCACCGGAGAGGAAACTTACAAGGGCGAAACGAAAATGCGGCGCATGCTCAATGTCACTTGGGCGCTCCCAAAATGCACCATCGAAATTGAAGGCGAGCAAAAGCCGATGCACATTTCTAAGAAATTTGCCGCAAGCCTGAACAGCAAGTCTACACTTCGCAAAGTGGTTGACGCATGGCTTGCGCCAACAGAACAAGAGCTTGCCAATTTTGACCCATTGCAAATGCTGGGCAAAGAAGCACTTGTTACCATCACCCACTACGAACGCGCCAACGGCGAAACGGGCGCCAGTGTTGGCAGCGTTTCCAGTCTTCCAGATGGCGTTACAGTGCCAAAAACAGATTCTGAACCTTGGAGCTTCGACCCATGCAACCCATCGGTAAATTGGGATAAATTACTGGACTGGCACCGCGAGCGAGTTGCCACATCTCTGGAATACAAAGCAGCGAAAGCCAACTTAGAAAGTGCAGACGATGAAACCGATTCAATCCCGTTTTAGTTTTAACTGCGACCTTGTCGGCGTCCACCAAAACATGGACGAACGCGACTATCGCGCCCAGCCTGCGCTATCGACCAGCGAGCTTAAGCTCATTGAAAACCCGCGCCGATTTTGGCAGCGTGCAACGGGTGCCACTGCTATGGAGCGCAGTGAATCCATGAAGCTGGGCACGCTGTTTCACACTTACATTCTTGAGCCTGATGTTTTCGCAAAAACAGTGACTGTTTGCCCAGATGAGTTTTCGGACAAACGCACCAAAGCGGGCAAAGAATGGTGGGCTAGTTACGGCAATGAAAACACAATACGAGAGCCAGAGTTCAATAAACTCAAAACGATGGCAGCGGCATTTTTCAGGTTGCCAGGAACTGACAAAATTGGCGACTGGCAAAACGAGGTCAGCGTTTTTAGCAAACGCGCCTGGCCAATTAGCAGCAAATGTCGAATTGACGGTTACGACCCAAAAAGCGAAACCGTTTACGACATCAAAACCATTGCGCCAGGTGGCGCCCATCCGCGCAAGTTTGCAAGGCAAAGCCGCGATTTAAAATACCACTGGCAGCAGTGGAATTACTGTCATTTAGCGCGTCACGAAGGGCTGCCAATCACGCGTTGGATTTGGTTGGTGGTTGAAACTGGCGGGGACTTTTTGTCTTCGTCTTATGAGTTTGACGCTGACACTGTTTTTGCTGCCGGCAAAGAAGTAACGGAAGGAATGGACAGGCTTTTGACGTGCATTGACACCGACACCTGGCCGGACTACACGCCCGACAAACCAATGACGCTAAGTCTCTATTGAAACGGTTTGAGCGGCAACACTGGAACAAACTCCAGCCTCTAATGCAGGAGGTGGTGCGCAAGTTTTTGGTCAAATCTATTAAATCGGGAACGCCCGATGATTTGCCCGACTGCTTCGCGCCGCCTCTTATAGAGGATGACGCCGCAGACTTTGAAAAATACGCGCTTGAAATGTCGCAAAAACGCATTGACGCAGGAATTGCGCGGAGTTTGTTGGAAGGTCTTAAAATGCGCAATTGTCCAGAATTAAAAGAAAAGCTGAAAAAAATAAAACCATGAAAACACCCAACCGACCGCCATCGTGCGATTTACCAACAAAGCCAGGACCATATTACTGGCGTGAGAAAGACGGGGATGAATGGGAAATACACACCGTTTATATTGATGACGAGCTGAACCACACGCTCATGGCCTTATGCCCGATAGACGACACATGGTATGCAACCGAAAATTGGGGTGGCCAATGGCTCCCAATCCCTGCCGCCGAGGAGCTGGTGGAGTTGCAAGCCGCAAAGAAGATGGTTGATGAGGGGCATGAAATGTATTGCGTAACCAACGGAATCGATGCTGTAAGTTATTTGGGTAAATGTGAATCTCATGCATGGTTAGGGGCTGAATTGGTGCACGACAGAGACCCGGATAGTTTAACGATTGATGATGGCTACACCTGCGAACCCGTAACGATTGTAAGAAAGGCAAAGAATGACACCGAGAGAAGAACTGCTAGAAGACATTGACCATATTGTTGAAGCCTATGGTCAATCACGACAGGAAACCCGCAGGACGCTCAATAAATACGCCATCGGCAAATGGGTGCCGGTCAGTGAGCGTTTGCCTGAGTTCGGCAGGAGCAATATATGGACAGGGACTTTTAAGACGCATAGTGGTCGTGTTATGACTACTCAATGTCACAAAGACTTGTTCGGAACCGGATACGTCACCCACTGGCTCGAACTCGATTTGCCGGAGGATAAATCATGAAAACCAAACACTGCGGAGGGTGCGGGCGGACCAAGCCAGAGGATGACTTTGCCAACAACAAGCTCGCACCGGACGGCAGGCAATACCATTGCCGCGAATGTATGAACGCATACAGCGTTGTAAGAAAAGCCGCTATTAAGGAAGGCACATGGAGAAAATAAAAACACCATTTATTCCTGGCTGGATATTTGAGCAGGGATTCACGGCAAGACACATAGCGATTTTATGCTACGTTGCGCGGCGCGGCGAGTGCTACGCCTCCCAAACCTCAATTGGAAAATGCCTACACATAGAGCGCCATGATGTCGGAAAAATCCTGCGCGAATTAGTAGCACATCAGTGGCTAGTGCTGGCGCCAAATGGCGCCAATAAACGTGCCACAAAATGCTACAAATTAGCCGACCAACTGGGCATCCGCTTTGATGCGCCAAAACGGAAGACATGGGGCCAAATGGCACCACAAAGTAATCACATTAATAGCTATAGTACAGCTATAGGAGAGCAGCCAATGCAAACAGAGCCACACAAAGCCGAAAACATAGCCAATGCAAAAGAAAATGCTTCTTTTCAAGGTAGAGATGTTTCGGAGCATAGCGCAGCGGCCGTACGTGCCGCCATAAACGC